AAGAAGGTGATATTGAATTAGTAAAGAAAGTATCAAGAAAACGTGAATTTCTAGAGGGCTATATTGAGGGAATGGAGAAACAGAAATAACTTTTTAGTTTACATTTAATGGAAAATGTGATAGAATACTAGTATAACAACTAGGAAACAAAAATGAATCTCTTTATACTTGATAAAAATCCGACTAAAGCGGCTCAACTTCAGTGCGACAAGCATGTTGTTAAAATGATAGTTGAGTCCGCTCAAATGTTGTCAACTGCTCACCGTATGCTGGATGGTTATGTTGAAAAACGTCCATCTAAATCTGGTAAGAGAATAATTAATTATTGGGTTCATCCAAAACAAATTATGGAAGAACGGTTATACAAAGCAGTTCATCATAATCATCCTTGTACAGTATGGACAATGAAGACTGATGCTAACTACGTTTGGCATTATGATCACTTTATGGCTTTGCTTGATGAATATACTTTTCGTTATGGTAAAGAACACGGTTCAGCTAAATTGAAACACACATTGTTGCAACCTCCAAGAAATATTCCACAGGGAAAGCTTACTCCTTTTGCTCTTGCGATGAAACACGAACCACAATGTATTCATGAAGGAGATCCTGTTCGTTCTTATCAAGAATATTATCAAACTAAACAGGATAGATTTAAAATGGCTTGGACAAAACGCGATATTCCGGAGTGGTTTAATGTGGCAGCTTGACCACGATATTATAGAAGAGATAGAGTGGGGCAAAGGGATGAAAATGCGTCTTTGCCAAACACATAAGAAAAAGAATGAGATCATACAAATTTGGTCTTCTATGTCTAAGGATTGGAAGACAATGTATAGATATGATGTAAACACTAATTGGAAATGGTGGAAGAACTATGCCAAGCTATACCCTGAAAGACATAAAAAATAATCATACATGGGATGTTGTTTGTAGTTGGGATGAACTACAAACTGTTCTTGACGAAATGCCTGATGTTGTTCAAGTACTGTCTGCTCCAAAAATTGTAAGTGGAGTCGGTAGTCTAAATTCAAAAGTACCATCAGGATTTAAAGATGTTTTAAATAAAGTCAAAGCGGGATCAGGTAAGGAAAATACAATTAAAACATGAAAAAAAGTAATGCATTAGTCGTTTCAAACGATGAACTTGAAAAAATTGAACCAACAACTGAAAATCAACAAAAAGTATTTAAAGCTTGGGAGGATGGATATAATTTAGTTTTAAGTGGATCTGCAGGTACTGGTAAAACATTTATTGCTTTATATTTGGCTTTTAAAGAATTACTTGATAATCCAGATATTTACCGTCAGGTTATGATTTTAAGATCTATGGTTGCTACTAGAGATAATGGTCATCTACCTGGAACAAAAAGTGAAAAAGAAGCACCATATCAATTACCATACAAAAATATATGTCATGAGTTATTTGGTTATCCAGCAGCATATGGTAAATTATCATCTGCTAATAAATTAATATTTGAAACAACGTCATATATAAGAGGTGCAACGTTTGATCAGACAATCGTAATTGTAGATGAAATGCAGAACTTAAATTTTCATGAATTGGATTCTGTAATCACTCGATTTGGTAATGATTGTAAGATTATTTTTTGTGGAGATTATCATCAAACCGATTTTAAATTTTCGGATGAAAAAGAAGGTATTATAAAGTTTATAAGTATACTTGAACAGATGAGATTCTTTAGAGTTATAAACTTTGGATGGGAAGATATTGTTAGATCAGATTTGGTAAGAGATTATATTATGACAAAAGAAATGTTAAACATAGGAGCATAAAATGTTACACTGGATTAAAGAAAGAATCAGTGAAAGAAGTACATTATCAGGACTAGCACTTGTAGTATTAGGTTTTCTTGTATTATTTCTTGCACCACTTGCAAAGATTGCTGCAGGTCTTGCTATATTATATGGTCTATGGGAAATATGGAAAGTTGAGTAATGGTCATTATTTACGGAAAAGATAGATGCGGGTGGTGTGATAAAGCAAAAGAACTTTGCGAAGATTATAGATTAGATTATGAATATAGAAATGTTGGTCATGAACATTATCTTACAGAATTGAAAGAAAAAGTGCCAGATGTTAAAACAGTACCACAAATATATTGGAGAGGTAAACATATCGGTGGTTACTCTGAATTTGCATCAGAAATACAAAACACAATAGGAGGCTATGGAGAAAATGCCATTTAATTTTGATTTCACTAGAGATCATTTAGCTAAAATTATCCCAGGCAATAAAGACGTAGATGCTTGGTATGAAGCTTTATGTGATATTTTACCAAAATATGGAGTCACGACGGAGCGAAGGGTTGCTCACTTTTTAAGTCAGTGTGCTCACGAAAGTGGTAACTTTAAAAGACTTGAAGAAAACTTAAACTATTCAGCTAAAGCTTTACGAGCGGTATTTGGTCGTTACTTTGGTGATGCACCTAAGAGAGATGCTGATGAATATCATCGTCAACCAGAAATGATTGCCAACTATGTTTATATGGATGAGTTCCGTAAATATAAAATGGGTAATGTAAACGAAGGTGATGGTTGGCTATTCAGAGGCCGTGGACTAAAGCAACTAACCGGTCGTGATAACTATACTCGGTTTGGAGATTCTATTGGCATTAGTGCTGAGGAAGCAGCACAATACGTTGCTACACCAAAAGGAGCAGTTGAGTCAGCGTGCTGGTTCTGGGATGCAAATAATCTAAATGATATTGCAGATACTGATAATGTAGTTAAGATGACCAAGAAAATTAACGGTGGTAAAATTGGTCTTGAAGACAGACAGCAAAGATATACAAATGCTATGGAAGTATTAGGTATGTCCGCTGAAATGGTAGCCGATGATGGTGACGACGACATCGAAGATATTATCGACGACATTGGTGTACTACGTAAGGGTTCTCGCGGTGAAGGTGTAAAGATTATGCAAGAGGCACTTGGCATCGGAGCCGATGGAGTCTTTGGCCCAGGCACAGAAAGAGCACTTAAGAAATGGCAGGCTGATAATGGTCTTGTTGCAGACGGGATTGCTGGTCCAGCAACTTTTGAAAAACTACTAGAGGATTAAAATGGCTAAGTTCAGTCGATACGATTCAAGAAATAAAAAGAAAAATAGAAATAAAAACCTTTCTCTGCAAAAAGACAAAAGAATTAAATCAGTAGAGAATCAGGAAAAATGGAACGTAGCAGTAAAAAAATATGAACTTACATCTGTAGCTCGAAAAGGCTAATTATGATCAGGCTTATAAAAATAGACGAACTGGATATATTAAAAAATGATCCGGTTCGTCCGCATATTGAAAAATTAGATGTTGGTAAACAAGTTTATGTACTAGATGATCTATCAGCTGTAATATGTACATGTTTTTGTAATGACATACCAACAACAGAAGAAGAATTAGAACAATTTAAAGACATTGGTGGTAATATACTTATTGCATATACAGTTTGGAGCAGTGCAAAAGGTGCAGGAAGAAAAATTGTTATTGCGCTAAGAGATCTTGTACTTAAAAACGAAAGTATAGACAGATTAGTTACCATGAGTCCAAAGACAGAAATGGCAAAAAAGTTTCACTTAAGTAATGGAGCATTTTGGCTCCGTGCGAGTAAAGAAACTGATAATTACGAGTATAATTTACACCGTAACAAAAATATCACACTTTCTCACTATCTTTAAAAAAAGCATTTTGACTGCATTTAACTGTTTACTTTTCATGAGAATTAGTTTATTCTAGTATCATGATAAGGAAAGGAAACCAAATGCTTTTACCAAACGGATCAATGATCAAACAAGACGTAATCGATAGCTTCAACAAAGCGATTGAAGATGATTTCAATCTTCGTCCCGGTTTTGCTACAACGGATTTTTGGAACTTTGTTGAGTCTGATATGTACATGGATCTTTCTGGTATCTATGCTTCATCTTACATCGATGAGTGTTTTGAAGTATTGGCAGATAACGTATAAGGAGAAAGAAATGTTTAGAATGTCAAATTTCCATAAAATTGAAATGACTCTAGAAGAAGCAAAGAATACTCTTTGCCGGTTGACTCCTATACAAGGTTTGTTGGAGGGAATGACATATATGAATGAGCAGTGGAATAATTATCAAGAAACATATGATACCCCAACTGCTGAGTTCATGGATGATTATGAGTTTTATGACTGCTGGCAGTATGAATGCAGTGCATATAACAAAGTTTTCGAACATATGTCACCTCTGTTTGAAATGAAAGGAAAAAAATGATAGATAACATGAATAAAGTAATACTAACAGATTGTGATGGCGTACTCATGAATTGGGAATACGCCTTCAATGTCTGGATGCACACCCAAGGTTATAAAATGATTGAAGGTGGTAGAGCTCATTATGATATGGGAGATCGCTATGGTTTAGCTCATCGCGAAAAGAAAAGAATTGTAAGACAGTTTAATGAGTCTGCAGCAATTGGATTTCTTCCACCTTTACGTGATGCGATGTATTACGTTGATCTACTTCATCGTAAACATGGTTATGTGTTTCATATGATTACGTCGTTATCAAAAGACGAATCCGCTCAAAAGCTTCGTATATTAAATACTAAAAAATTGTTTGGTGAAACTGCTTTTGAAAAATTCATCTTTGCTGACACTGGTGAAGATAAAGATGAATATCTTGAACCATATCGTAATAGTGGATACATATGGATCGAAGATAAAGTTGAGAATGCTTTACTTGGTGATACCTTAGGTCTTGAAAGTCTTATTATGGAACATGAACATAATATGAAAAAAACTGATCTACCGTTCTTTAAAAACTGGAAGGAAATCTATGATTACATCACTGGCTAGACTTTTAGTGTTAAGATCTGAGTACGAAGACCTAGCACGAAATTTTGATATTTCTGAAGAGAAGCAGGTTGGAGTTATAAATAGCTTAGAATGGTTTAA